AACAGGACTATCAATCAATGACAATAAATTAAAATAATCAATTGGTCTTGATGTTAATGGAGTTCCAGTTAATAACCAAATTTTATTTATATCTTTACAAACATCATTTATTAATTTGGTTCTTAAACTTTGCGGATTTTTGATCATGTGACTTTCATCGATGATAACCAAATCAAATTTGGATTTTTGAATTATTGTTTTTTCTTTTGTTTTTAACGAATGGAAGTTCTTTATAATGTCATAATTTATAATAACATAATCAACAGAATCATCATATTTTTTACCTTCACAAATATAAATGGATTTATCTGTATAATTCCTAATTTCTCTTTCCCAATTTTGCTTCAAACTTGCTGGGCATATTATTAATATTTTGCTTGGTTTTGCCTCAATTGAAGCAATAATTGCAGCGGAGGTTTTTCCGAGGCCCATATCTAACGCCAATATGAACTTATTATTCTCAAGCAACTTTATAATCGCCTCCTTCTGATGTTCAAATGGCATCCTATGAGAATACTTTTCAAAATCAACAACAACATTTTTATTTGTTTTATCCACAACAATTGCATCTTTTGGAAGCCAATAAAGATTTAATTTATCATTTTCAAAAAATCTACCAAAGACATGATAAGATTTTTCCTTCTCAACCAATAATTTCTCAATCCACATTTTCTCCGGGATTTTAACCAATAACTTATCGTCAGCAATCATCTTCGCATAATAAGGATCCAATTCAACCCATTTTCTTGCAACCTTTGGTTTTGTTTCATTAAATAATGATATATATTCAATCTGACTATCAGTCAATGAAAAATTTGGATTGTTTAAATATAAATAACGAATATTAATCAAATAATTATTATCACCATTATAATTTTTCAATATTTCTAAAACCTCATCTTTTGTTATTTTTTTCTTTGCCATAATATATTTTACATATTTTAAATATAATAAAAATCAAACAAATTATCAATTTATAAAGTCCCATATATTTATATTAATATAAGTTAAAAACATGGCAAAATTAGTTCCAATATCAAGGATTGGTAAGTTTTTTGGGGAAGAAGATTTTAATCTGGATATTGAGATGGGAATGGAATATTTGGGCGGTGACTTGAACATGAGTGTCGTATTATATAGAATAGACCGAAAGAAGACAAAGAAAGATGATATATATGGCGAAGCACCAAAAGATGGAATTGTCTTTATGCCACCAGTTGAACTAAAAGGTGTTGTTCAAATTACCGAATCAACGCTAAAACAACTTGGAAATTCCAAAGTTGAACAGAAAGAACCTGGGAATATGAAATTCTCATTTTACCAAAAGCAAATTGATGATCTTAATGTTGAACTATTAAAGGGCGATTATTTGGGTTATTATGTCACAGAAGATAAAGTTAGATATTATTCTGTAATTGATGATGGAATTGTAAATATGGATAATAAACATACCTATGGCGGTTATAAACCATTCTACCGGACAGTTGTCGCAACATTTGTGAATAAAGACGAATTTAGAGGATTATGAGAAAATTACATATAACAGAATCACAATTAAAAAAAATCATTGAAGTTGTAACAAAAAATAAAGTTATTTGTGACAATTGTGGCTGGTCTTGGAAACTATCAGAAGGTGGTGATGATCCTTATATATGCCACAAATGTTGGCATAATAATGAAACTAATTTAAAGAAATAATATGCCATTACCCAAAAAAATAAAAACAGATTTAGATATCACATATGATAAAACCCTCCTTGAAAGAAGAGAGGAGTTATTGGATAATATAACCAAAAATGGAACTTATTTACCCAAATCATTATTACATAATGACTTGGATAGGGGAATGCTTGATTTTGTTAAAAATGATTTACAGATAACATCACAAGGAAAAGTAATACAAACATTAGATAGAATAGTTAGCACCCAAAACTGGTCGCAATATACAGAAACATGGACATTTATTGATGAGGATAATAATCCGCTTCCACCATTTATAACATTGGTGCGAATGAATGATACAAAATACGGATCAAACCCAGCAACACTTTATAACATACCAAATAGAAAACCATTTTATTTTGCAAGCGTTCCAACATGGGATGGACAAAGAAATGGTATGGATATTTATTCAATTCCACAGCCAGTTCCAATTGACATAAATTTTAGCGTTAAGATAATTACAAATAGGATTAGAGATTTGAATAAGTTCAATACAAAAGTATTGCAAAAGTTCTCATCCAGACAATCATATGCGGCCATAAATGGACACTATATACCAATAATATCAACCAATATTCAAGATGAATCTCAAATTAATACAGATAGTAGAAAATTTTATATTCAATCTTATGATTTTACAATGTTGGGGTTTTTGATTGATGAAGAAGAATTTGAGGTTAAACCAGCAATAAATAGAATTAGTCAAGTTTTTGAAACAGATAATAAAAATTTTATAAATAGAAAAATTTAAAATATATTATATATAATAATTTTTGATTATTTTTTAGATATTTATATGAATAAATAAAAAATAATAATGGCAAATCAAAAAGTATTCGTATCTCCTGGTGTATATACCTCTGAAACAGATTTAAGTTTTGTTTCACAGAGTATTGGTGTAACCACATTAGGAATGGTCGGTGAGACGATCAAAGGCCCAGCATTTGAGCCTATCTTTATCACAAGTTATGATGAGTTTCAAACTTTTTTTGGTGGAACATCACCTGAAAAGTATATTAACACACAAATACCAAAATATGAATCTGCATATATTGCAAAATCATATTTGCAACAATCAAATCAAATGTATGTTACAAGAGTATTGGGATTATCTGGTTATGATGCTGGTCCATCATGGTCAATAAAAACCATTGCAAATGTCAATCATTCAACAGTTGGTTTGACATCAACACCAAGCGTAATTGGATTTAGTTTTACGGGTTCAAGTTCAACATTTGGATTAACAAGTAGCACATATGGTTTAATCCCAGTAGCAGATTTTTCTGGCAACACTTATACTGCAAGTGATGGTTCTACTTCAACTTTTTATAATGATTTAATTTCATTTGCAAGAAATGTTTCATCTGATTTATCATTGTCAGCAACAACAAATTACTATGGTTCAATACCATCAGCAACTTTTGCTTCATTAAGTGCAGCTACAACAACATCTGGTATAACAAATCCATTTGGTGTTACCATACCATTAACAGCAAATAACAAACCATCGAATGAAAATGATTCTTGGTATTATGCAAATTTCACAAATACAAATGGTGTTTATTCTGGATATTCATTCCATTATAGCTTAACATCATTTACAAAGGTTGGTGAATCATTTACCGGAGTAACAACAGGAACATCTTATAGTTTTAGTGGTATATCATATACAGAGTTTGATAACATGGTTATTGCTACCATTAGGTCAAGAGGTATCACGTCATACACATCTACTGACCACGGTCAAATTTATTCTTTAACTGGAAACACATTAGGTGTTGATGCTGCAAATAGCACAGGGTTAAAAATAAGTCCCTTCTCAACAATTAAATTAACTGGTTCAACAACATCTAGCACAAACTTCTCATTTGATGTTTCAATGAATGATACTAATTCAAATTACATTACAAATGTATTGGGTGTTGATAATTTTGCAAATGACAGAACTGAAGTTCCAGTTTTTGTTGAAGAACATTATCCGACATTATTGAATCAATCATATAGATTAGGATATATCCGTGGATTGAAAACAGATTTGACTTATTTGCCTAGCGCAAGATCAACTTCAAATGATAAAACTGATTCAATTGGTTGGTATCTTGAAAAATATCAATCACCAAAAACCCCTTATGTTGTTTCTGAATTAAGAGGAAATAAAGTTTATAATTTATTTAAATTTATTTCAATATCTGATGGTAATAATGCCAATACTGAAATTAAGCTTTCAATAATCAATATGTCATTTAAGAATAGGACTTTTGATGTATTGGTTAGAAGTTTCTTTGATTCAGATACATCCCCAGTTGTGTTTGAAAAATATACAAATTGTACATTAGATGAAAATCAAAATAACTTTATTGGTAAAAAGATTGGAACAAGTGATGGTAAGTATAATTTAGTATCAAAATTCGTTATGATTGAAATGGCTGATGAGTTTCCATCTGACGCTTTGCCTTGTGGATTCATGGGTTACAATCAAAGAAAATATGGTTCGTCTGGAACATCCGGATTAACCCCAAACTTGCTATATAAGACACAATATTATTTTAACAATGAAGTTGTTAACAACGAACCGTTCGCATCGTCAAACACGGTTTCTGGCGATAATATCAAAAGAACTTATCTAGGGTTCTCAACCAATTATGGTTATGATACATCATTATTAACATACAAAGGAAAAGTTAACCCAACAAACATTATAAATGATTCCGTTGATTGGGGTTATATTACAAAAGGTTTCCACATGGATTCAGGTGCAACCATTGTTAATATTGCAACAAGTTATTCAAATAGTGGAACAACAGCATTTGAAGTTGGAAATGGTAGCTTTATAGCAGAACCAACAACAAAAGATAATCCTTATTATTTCTTATATTCAAGAAAATTCACCTTATTATTCCAAGGTGGTTTTGATGGTTGGGATGTTTATTCTGAACGTAGAACAAATGGTGATGGTTATCAAATTGGTGGTGTTGATTATATGCGTGGAGCAAAATCAGTTGCAGGTTCAAAATATGCTGCTGCAACAGGACAAGGAACATTTAAAGAAATTGTAGAAGGTGATGGTAGCGTTGAATTCGCAACAACAGATTATTATGCATATCTTAAAGCGGTATTAACTTATCAAAATCCAGAATCAACAAATATCAATATATTTGTAACCCCTGGCATTGATTATATTAATAATAGCAATTTGGTTGAAAATACCATTGATATGATTGAATCAGATAGAGCAGATTCCATTTATATTGTTACAACACCTGATGCCAATTTATTAACAACAGATGTGAGCAATGTAATTTACCCACAAGAATCCATTGATTCATTGGAGGAAACCAATATTGATTCAAATTATACCGCAACATATTACCCTTGGATATTAGTTAGAGACCAAGTTAATAATACACAAATATATTTACCGCCAACTGGTGAAGTGTGCAGGAATTTTGCATTAACAGATAACGTAGCTTTCCCTTGGTTTGCATCAGCAGGTTATACGAGGGGTTTAGTTAATTCAGTTAAGGCAAGATTAAAATTAACCCAAGATGATAGGGATACATTGTATCAAGGAAGAATTAATCCGATTGCAACATTCTCTGATGTGAATACCGTAATTTGGGGAAATAAAACTTTGCAAGTTAGAGAATCAGCTTTAAATAGAATTAATGTTCGTAGGTTGTTATTGCAAGCACGTAAATTAATCTCTGCCGTTGCTGTGAGGTTACTTTTCGAACAAAATGACCAGATAGTTCGCCAACAGTTTTTGGATACAGTAAATCCAATCCTAGATGGTATTAGAAGGGATCGTGGTCTTACAGATTTCCGTGTTACAGTTTCTAACGACCCAGAAGATATTGATAGGAATACAATGAGTGGTAAAATCTACATCAAGCCGAGTTCCTCACTTGAGTTCATCTCACTCGAATTTATAATCACACCTACTGGTGCTTCGTTTGAAGATATATAATGTTAGATATTTCCATCATTAAATACCATAATTGGTGATAATGATGGAATTTTACAACAAAAAACCCCCACTTCTACATTGAGGTGGGGGTTTTCTTTTAGAACTCTTCTATTGGAAAGTTTTTTGTTTTTATTTCCCAATACTCTGTCATAAATTCAGCTCTAAACTTATACTTGGGGTCAGTATGATAACCGGATTCATATACGCATTTGCATATACTCTCATACAATGCTTTCTTTGGTAGCTTATAGTTTGCTTTTTTACATTCATAATATCTTCCAGAGTTTAATATTCTTGCCCAGGCAGTGATACCAAGTTCAGTTGTTTTAGCACTATAAAATTTATCATTAATCATTTTACTTTTACCTTTGATAACTTCTCTGGTTTTATAAGTTACCGTTCCAAATCCTTTGATTGCTTTTCCCCCACCAGCATTTGCATGTAATCTCCAAAGATTAGTTTCAACACCTTTATTTGTTGCTTCAATAATGAAAAATGAATAAATCATTGAAATTGGAAAGTCTGTTAAAATATGAACGTTCATAAGCATTTCATCATAATGATAAGCCATCCATATTCTTCTCATTTTAAAAAGATTTGCTTTACTTAAATTCCTAAATCCATTTTTTTCAAGGTATTTTTTTAATTCTTCTCTTGTGTAATGCCTAATATCATAACCATATGATCTTCCTCTATAACCTTCTTTATTAATTTCAGTTGGTTCAACTTCTTTTGATTTATTAGTATTGGATTCAACAACCGGCTTAGTTTCAACAATTGGGTCAGCTTTAACTACGGTTGGGATAGTTTCATTTTTAACATATAATGTTTCAATTTTAATACTTGAACTCATTTCTTTTGGAACAGTACCTTTTCCTTTTGGGGAATAAATAACACCCAGGAAAAAGAGACCCCAAACACCGAAAGCGATATAAATTCCAAATCCTTTATTTTTTTTTACCATATAATTATTTTTTATAAAAATAAAAATTATAACTATTAAAGTAAATACCCAACAAAAAATAGAAATTATTTATATCTTTGCTGAAAATTTTTAAAAAAAAAACAAATGATACTTAACAAGACAAATTTTGTAATGAAATATTATTCATTTGACTGGGATGATAATATTGTTCACATGCCAACAAAAATCATATTGTTGGATGATGAAGGGAATGAAGTTGGTATGTCAACTTATGATTTTGGTAAATATAGAGAAATGATTGGTAAAGTCAATTTTGAATATCAGAATAGAACAATCGTTGGATTTGCTAAAGATTCTTTCAGATTTTTCAGAAAAGAGAATGACAATTTATTCTTGGAGAATATTCTATCAGCTACTCCTGCGCCAGCATTTGAAGATTTCAAAGAAGCCATTAACAATGGTTCAGTTTTTTCAATCATTACTGCTAGGGCACATACACCAAGTACAATCAGAGAAGGTGTTAAAATTTATATTTATTCAAATTTTAATGGTATATCAAAAGATAAATTAATTGAAAGCTTAAAACAATATAGAAATATTGTTAATAGTAATAATTTAACTGATGATGAGTTGATTGACTATTATTTGGATTTATGTAAATATTATCCAGTTAATTATTTTACAGAAGATAAAATAAATACTGAAGATGCTAAGGTTATATTTTTCAATGAATTTTATGATTTCTGTAAAAAGATATTTAAATATTTTAGAAAAAATATAAATATAAAAAGAAAATTATTAGGGAAAGATAAAATCTCAAATCATTTCATGATAGGTATTTCTGATGATGATTTAAAGAATAATGAAACTTATAAAGAAAAGTTAAATAAAAGTAATATTACTATATATAATACTAATAGTGGTATTAAAGAATTATATAATTAATATTACTATAGTAATATATAATATATATTATTTATTATATAAAAGTAAATAGAAAATATATTATATTTAATAATTAATATTACTATAGTAATATATAATATATATACAAAAATATGAACTGCTTGAAAAAAGTAAATAGTTTTTTTTAAATTAATTTCAAAATAAAAAGAATACTACCAGAATCATAGATATGTGGAATACCTCTTTCAGCCATTATCTGTGATTCTGTTTTATTTGCATCAAATCCTTCTTTGATTAATATATCTTTTCTAAATTCAAATCTATTTTTTCTTTTCTTATTTATAATATAAAAATAATTTGGATTGGTGTTTTTGATTCTTTCAAACCCTAATGTTTGATATAAATCACCTTTGCTCCATCTTCTATCTGCATAACTAACTATTTCAGTTGGATTATATGTTTTAATAAAATAATTCAATAATCTGGATGCACCACCAATTATACTTGTATTCAACTTGTTACAAAATCTAATAAGCTCATACTCCCCAACTATATTAAATTTATTCCCCAATGCTTTTCTTTTCTTACCAAATGTCATAATAGAAACTAAGATGTTATTATGATATAACCCAATGTTTATTGAACTCCCAACTTTACCCTGGATATGATTCTCATCCAAGAATAATGATTTATCTTTTGTTTCAACTTCTTTGATTATACATTTTCTAGCATAAATCCTATTAATATTTTTCCCCAACTTATTCAATAAAATACTTTTAACAATTTCTTTTTTATTATCCCACTCATCTTCAAATAACTGGATTAATTGAATATTTTGTGATTCACATATATCTGTTTTTTCCTGATGGTATTCTTTGGGTTTAAATACGTTGGAATGCCAGTAATTACCATTAAACTCAATGGCAATATTATGTTCAGGGATGTATATGTCAATTTCTTTCTTATTTAAAATATTCCTGTCATTCTTAATATATTCAATATTATTCTCAGTTAAGAATAAACATAACTCATTTTCTTTTATTGATGAAAATTCGCTTACCGGATTGCATTTGGTGCATGGATTTAAATCAGCACCAAATCTGTAAAATAATAAACTTCTGTAAATGGTGTAATTGGAATTGCATTTATCACATATGATGTCAATATCAACCCCTTTATCATTCGTAATATTTAAATTTTTATATTTATCATTAAATGATTCAAGTCTCTTTTCTTGATTCTTTATTCTATTTTCAAGTAATAGTAGGGGTGTGCTAACTCCATATTTTTTCAAATTGGTTTCATTCCTATTTTGTTTTGATGATTCCAATTTTGACATATGTGTTACACCGTATTTATCCAATACTCTTGATTGAATGTAAGCAGTATCTTCAAATATATTCTCAACACCAAAATTACTTAATGTTGTTTTTTTTATTTTATCTTTAATTGTATTTGAATGAATAGGCGAATTACCCCCATAAATGAGGTTGTTCGTGTTTTTAACGTTGTTTATGTGTTCAGTATCAGAATTAGTGCATCGTATCGTACAATAGACACCATAGCCCTCATTTAAAGATCTTTTAAAAGTTAACCCCTTTCCACATTTCTTGCATCTTGGTATTTCATTTTGCTTATGGATAAAATGCCATATTTTTTGTTTGAATGGAAGATTCTCAATGTTTTTGCAAAAATCAATAATCTCATTATATAGGGTTATATAATTATTTTTGATAAAACTTTCTTTTGTTTTAAAGCCCGATTTGTTATCTGCTGTAAAAAAAATCAATAAATTCATTTTTTTTTTATTTACTGGATATTTATTAAATGTTATACCGCATAAAATGTGCGAATATAATACAAATATAAAAATAAATATTTTAAAAAAAATAAAAAAACAGAAATATGGCTGATTTATTAATGAAAATGCCCGTGCCTTACGAACCAAAAAGGCAAAATAGGTTTATCGTAAGGTTCCCAAATGAGTTGGGTATAAATGAATGGTTTGTTGAAACAGCATCAAGACCCAAAATTACAATAGGGGCAAAAGAGATTGAATTTTTAAACACATCAACATTTGTATCTGGTAGATTTAAATGGGATCCAATGACTATAAAGTTCAGAGACCCCATCGGTCCATCAGCAGCCCAAGCATTAATGGAGTGGGTTCGTTTACATGCTGAATCAGTTACAGGTAGAATGGGTTACGCTGCTGGATACAAGAAAAATTTAGACTTGGAAATGCTTGATCCTACGGGTGTTGTCGTTGAAAAATGGATACTTCAAGGTTGTTTAATAACTGGTGCAGATTTTGGTGCGTTATCTTATGCTAGTGATGCATTAGCTGAAATATCAGTTACAATCCAACCAGATAGATGTATTTTAGTATATTAATTTAGTTTATCCTTTACAACCAGAATTAAAATCCGTATATTTATGTATAAACATTTATATATGGATTTTTCATTTTTTAGAATTGACAATAAGTCTGGTTATAAAACAAAAGAATCGTGGTTTAAAAAAAACTACCCAGAAGAATATTCTCAAATTATTGAATATGCTTCAAAAATAGATTTAACCTTTTCATTTAAGGAAAAGATATGGTTTTTCTTTAATAAGTTAAAAGAAAGGCCAAAATGTCAAACATGTGGAAAAGATATAGATTTTAGAGAGAGATTTGACAAACCTTATGGTGATTTTTGTTCTCTTGATTGTATCAATACAAACAAAGATGAGATGATAAATAGGGTTAAGAAAACATTCAACAAAAAATATGGAATTGATTATTACCCCCAGCATAAGTCATTCGCTCAAAAAGTAAAAGATACTAAATTTTTGCATTACGGGGATGAGAATTTTACCAACCCAGAAAAAGGTATTCAAACAAGGATTAAAAAATATGGAGATAATAATAATTATAAAAAATATATTCAAACTTGTTTAGATAAATATGGGGTTCGTAACTATGCATTAAGTAATGAATTTAAAAAAACAATAAATGATAATTATGCGAGTATTTACCCAGATTTAGATTTCAAAGAGATAAACAAATTTGATGTTAAATTGTATTGTGAAAATTGCAATCAAGAATTTGTGATAAATAAGCAATTATTATATGAAAGAAGTAAGGTTAATCATGTCATTTGTATAAATTGCAATAAGATTGGACATTCAAGTATATCAAGTTTGGAAACCCAAATTAACGATTATATTAAATCTTTGGGTATTGAAACTATTCAAGCGTATAGAGTTAAAGGTAATAAGGAAATTGATATTTTTTTACCAGAATTTAATATTGGGATTGAAATGAATGGGTTGTATTGGCACAATGAACTCTTTGCCAAAAATGATAAGCATATAAATAAAACAAATTTCTTCAAGGAACTGGGGATTGATATTATTCATATTTTCGAGGATGAGTGGAACTATAAAAAAGAAATAGTTAAATCAATATTATCCAATAGGCTTAATATGAATATTAATAAAATATATGCAAGAAAATGCAAAATTGTGGAATTAACAAATAAGGATGTTAAAACTTTCTACAATGAAAATCATATACAAGGTGCGGTTAGTTCAAAAATAAATATAGGTTTGATGTATGACGATATTCTGGTTTCAGTAATGTCATTTGCCAAAGGAAGAATAATAATGTCAGGAAATCAAGATGAGTGGGAATTAACAAGGTTTTGTAATAAAACATTTACCAATATTGTTGGGGGTGCATCCAGGTTGTTTAAATTCTTTTTGGAAAAATATAAACCAATTAAAATAATTTCATATTCAGATATAAGGTATTTTGATGGGTCATTGTATGAAAAATTGGGATTTAAAGAAAAATCAAAATCAAAGCCAAATTATTCATACGTTATAAATGATAAAAGACATTATAGATTTAATTTCAGGAAAAGCATTTTGGTTAAGCAAGGTTTTGACCCAAATAAGACAGAAAAAGAAATAATGTTTGAAAGAAAAATGTACCGAATATATGACTGTGGTAACATAAGATGGGAATTCGAATAAACTATTTTCTTTATTAGATTATAAATTATTATTTAAAATAAAAATAAATGGAAGATAAAGTTTTAGAATATGGTCAAGCTGGGTTCAATTTACCACATGATGTTGTTCAATTACCATCTAACGGCTTGTTTTACAAAAATAAGAAGAAATCGTTAAAGGTTGGGTATTTGACAGCATCTGATGAGAACTTGCTTCTCGGTGGGGGGTATAAAGATTTCACCTTACAACTTTTAAGGAATAAGATATATGAACATGACATAAAGCCAGAAGAGCTGTTAGAAGGCGATATTGAGGCTATTTTGTTATTTTTAAGAAATACCTCTTTTGGTCCTGAAATTGAATTAAATCCAATTGATCCAAAGACCGGGCAAAAGTTTAAGGTTAGCGTTAATCTTGAAAAGATTTCAATTTTAGAGGGAGCAAAACCAAATGAAGATGGTCATTTTTCAATTACATTGCCAAAATCAAATGATAAGATGACTTTGAAAGTTTTGACTTATGGTGATTTGTTGGAGATAAATAAGATTATTGATACCTATCCAGAGAATAGAGTTGCACCAAGAGCAACATTAAGGCTGGCAAAAGAAATTGTTAGTATTAATGGTAATGCTGAAAGAACATCTATTGTTGAGTATGTTGAAACTATGCCAATTGCGGATTCAAGGTATATTAGAAAATACCTTTCAGAAAACACGCCTAAACTTGATTTAAAGAGAGAAATAATAGCCCCATCAGGAGAAAAGACCGTCGTATATACTGGTTTTGGGGTGGAGTTTTTTCGCCCTTTCTTCGGAATATAGAGTTTCCCAACTAAATGAGTTTTATTATTTAACAAAATTATTAAATGTTTCATATACAGACTTTCTAATAATGCCAATCTTTATGAGAAAGTTTCTTTTAAATAAATGGGTTGAAGAAAATAACAAGAGATGATAACTAAAATCATCTCTTGTTCTATTTATAGATAAATTAAAAATTTATGGCATTTGATATAAAACCCCTATTAAGTAAAACATTAGCTATATATGGTTTAAGTGATACTGATATTACAGAAATTGCAAATACTTTAAATCTCACCACATTATATTCTGATTATTTTGGTGGTTTAGCTGCATTAGATGCAGGTTCAGCCGTTATTACAGGTAATCTTTCATTGAATAGAAATCGTATTTTAGATTTTAAAACAGTGTTAAGAGATACCTTACCGTTAATTACTGAGATTGGAGGTAATTTTGATAGTATTGTGCAAATGATAACTCAAAGTACATCTGCATTGCAAAGGAATGTAGTGTTTACACCTGAAATATATCAAGGTTTATATGCGGCAACAAAAGTTTTAGATTTAACCGTATCAGAATTAATACCTGCTTTTGAATCGGCTGGTATTGCAACAGCGCAAATAACTGGAAATATTGAAAACTCGTTAGATTATATACGTTCAATTGGTGTTGATGCTAAAAAAGTTATGGGTAGTATTGTTGAGAATACTGATATGTTAAATAGGTTTTCATTTAAAGAGGGTGTATTGGGTTTCACAAAAATGGCAGCACAAGCATCCATTTTAAAAACAGATATGGCAACCATAGCAACTTTTGCAGATAAAGTATTTGAACCAGAGGGTGCAATTGAAATGGCTTCTAGTTTTCAAAGGTTGGGATTATATCTTGGTGATTTAATAGACCCATTTACATTAATGGATAAGTCTTTAAATGATCCACAAGGGTTAATAATGTCATTGGCCGAAGCTGGTCAAAAATTTGTTCAATTTAATGAAGAGGGCAAAAGGTTTGAAATAAATCCATCTGCTATTGGTCAGGTTAGAAAGATTGCAGAAGCGGCAGGTACGACTGGTAAAGAATATACCAAAATGATATTGTCACTTGCAGAGTTCAATGAAAGGATTGGGGCTTTTGATTTTTCTTTTGATATTAATGAAGAACAGAAGATGTTTGTTGCAAATATGGCTTATCTAAATAAAAAGGGTGAATATGTTGTTAAGGTAGCTGGGGGTGAGAAATTAGTTACAGAATTATCAGAAGAACAAATAAAAGAAATAGCTGATAAAGGAGAAGGTCAAGATTCTTTAGTTAATTTAGCCAAAGCTTCTTTAAGTAGTGTTGATAGTGTATTAAATAGTGTAAATGCCATAAAATTTAAGTTGTTGTTTGGTGGTATGGGTGATAATACATTAGGTCTTCAAGAAGATTTAAGAGACGTTACTACTGCGTATTTAGATAGATTATACGAATCAATACCAAGTATTAGTGAGAGGGGAGTTAGTAATCAAAAAATATCAAATGCGTTCCAAGAGGGTAGTATGTCAGGTGTTATGAAACAATTTGGTGATTTGATGGGTATTGTTGGTGAAAAATATATGGAAGGTGATGATGAGTTTAGAGCAAGATTATCTGGTAATAAAATGGCTAAATTATTTATAGATAATGTAGAAACGCCTTTAAAAAGTTATTTTAGTCAAATTAAAGATGTTATTGTTAATCCTGCCTTTTTGAGTTCAATAAATATAGATTTGTCAAGTGCTGCAAGTGAGATTAGTTCAGCAATTAGTGGTTTAACAAGTACCATTAGTGGGTATATTAGCGGTGCTGCTTCTGCTGTTAGAAGCGGTGTTGGCGGTGCAACTAGTTACGCTCCAAGTTCAAGACCATCAAATAGATTTGCACCATTAGAAAGTGGAACTGATTTAAGGGGTTTGATGTCTTCACTTGATAATAGAAAACAACAAAATCCTTTTTTATTTGAGTTTACAATAAATAATAAATCCACATTTAACGGTGTTAAACAACCTGATCAGATAACTAGGCTTAAAACTACTTATGAAGATGCTGAAGCGGCTAAGAGACTTAAATTTGGAGATGTTTAATTTCCATCAACGCAAATATTTATATATAAAAGATAATGAGAAGCCCCCTAGATTTTGGAAATAGTGAATTTTTTAGAGCAGACTTAGTAGGTAGGAATTTACAACCATATAAAAAATCACCTTATAAAGTATCATATCCAATAAATTATGAAACGGTACTAGATTTCAAATCTGTTATTGATTCACCGGATAAGTTTATTGATGAGCCTATATATGCCAATGAGTTATATGTTAGAAATCAATTTGGTGCTAATGGGGGTTATAAATTAGTTTTAAATGTAAATGGTTTAAAAAACACCAAAACTAATAATGGTGAATACACTATTTCAAAACAAAGAATACCAAAGGATAATACAAAAAAAAGAATAGAAACCTTACAATATAATTTATTCCTTGATGTTGATACAATAATTGATTCTGGTGATTATTTTAATAAAGACGAGTTTTTATTTGATCCAGCTAGGGGTAATAAAAATATATTACATTATTGGTTGCCTGGTGCTAATGGGGGTAAACCATATTTTCAAGCAGAAACATATACAGCGGCTGAAATTTTACTAAACGATTCGCAAACAAAATCTAAAATTTCAAAAGATTCGTATATAATTAAATTATCTTCAAAATATCTAAATGAATATTTCATTGAGAGAAAGGGTAGATTAGTTCTTAAATATACAGAAGCATTAAAATTTAAAAATTTATATACTAATATAGCTGACCCATTTGAGTTATATAATTTATTGCCGACAATTCAACCATTTTGGAATATAACGGCACCAAGTAATTTATTATTAGGGTTAACTAGATTAGGTTTTGATACGGTTGGGGGTGAGTTACCTTTTACCCCCATCATTGGTTCGTATTTTGATGAGAGTGTTTCATTAAATGGTAAACCAAACAAGACAATAATAGGTTCAATTTTTTCACAAAGAAAAACAGGAAATCAATTATTTTTTAATAACACTGGGGAGGGTCAGAAATCTATTTTGTTTTTAAATTTAAAATACAATAGATATTCGCCCACATATAAAAAAGGTAATGAAGATGGGTTTTTAATTAGAAGTAAAAATAAATATTACGTTGGTAGTGATGATAATGAACCATCTGAAATTGAATCACCTTATGATGATTTGCCGACAGATGAGTTTGGTAGAAAAACGCATAATATTGTATATGGATCTGATTTATTATCCAAATCATACGAGGGGGAAGATTTTAATCCAAAGATAGGTTTAAATGGAACGCCAACCATTGATGGTGGTGGTATTGAGGGTGGGTTAACATGGGTTTCACCAAAGTATCGGAGTAATGCAGGTTTGAATGTTGGGAAGGGTGGTGAAGTTACCGGAGGTTCTTATGGTTCAACGCCACCGACATTTGATTCATCAGACTCGACAGGGTTTGAGTTTAAGGAGGGGTCAATCATGGATGACACTCAAAGGTTGATTAATTCCCAGCCTAACGGTGCGAACAGATTAAAGCACGTTGGGAACGCTATTGACCAAGTTAGTAAAGTTTTTAATGATGGTTATAAAGAAATCACAAAAGGTTCGAGGATAAAAAGATATGAGTATCAAAACCCAACAACTTTTACAAATGGTACTTTTCAAGAATATTGTAGATTATTTACAAAAGATTCACCTTATATGTCATATAACCGACTTCAAAAGAAAAATGGTATTAGGACTGAGGGTAGAAGATTAGAGGGTTCAGTTTTTAATAAAACGTATGATTTAAGTATGTATCCCAAGAGGGGTGAAGATACAAAAAAATATATGTTATCGTTAGAGAATCTGGCTTGGAGAACATCTGGTAATTTTGTTAATTTACCTGAATGCGAGAAAGGTTTAAATGGGGGAAGGCTTATGTGGTTTCCACCATATGATTTAAAATTTACAGATACATCCACAGCGAATTGGAATGAGAATACTTTTTTAGGAAGACCTGAATCGGTTTATACTTATAAAAGCACAACAAGGTCAGGTTCAATTGATTTCAGCATAATTGTTGACCACCCTTCTGTTTTAAATATTATAACAAATAAGATATTAGCAACTGAAAATAGGTCAGAAGAAATAAATGGTATTATTAATTCTTTTATTGCTGGATGTTTAACTTATGATTTATATGATTTGGCCAAAGTTTATACAACCATAGGTCTTGATGAGTTGCAGGAATTACAAAAAACAATTGTTGAAACTGTTGAAACAACAGAAGAAGAAATGACCTATATTGAAAGGACTGTTGTCACGGGCGTTGACCCTTTTACTATAATGGATACAGCAACACCAGCAGATGTTGAGTCGCCAATACTTGATGGTTTTAAGGGTTATGCTTTTTATTTTGATAATGATATACCAAAGGGTTCAGATGATTATCAAACTTTGTTTTCAAATTATACTGGTAACTCACTTTATTCAGCTGATACCCTTAAAACGTTTATGGATAATATTGTTAAGGATAATTTTGAACAATTGAATAAATTTATTGAGGCTGCTAATCTTCTTGAAGATACTGATGAACTAGAAATAACACTTACATCATCAGCATCATCACCAGCAACAGTTCAATATAATAATAGTTTAAGTGAGAAACGCACTAACTCAGCTATAAAATATTTAAAAGAAAATATAAAGTTCAAAGGTTTAAATATAATATTTAATAATCGTGGTGAGAATATTACTGATTTAACAACTAAATCATCAAAAAGCGGAGTTTCACCAACTACTGTTGCAAATTGTTCTGATTTAGGTTCTGGGGTTAATCAAATTAAAAGTGTTCAAGCAATGGCTTGTAGGAGAACAGCTATTAGTGAAATTAAATTAACAAGAAAAAGTAAACCCCCAGAACCGGTAACGCCCCCAGAACCATTAACACCAATAACTAAGGATGTTAAATTAATTAAAGAAACGACTACTATAAAACAGAATGAGATTTTTAATAAAGTTCAAGGCAAGAATATTTCAAAAAAGGTATTACAAAAACTTTTAACTGAATGTGATTATTTTGAGGCGATTAAGGAAACTGATCCATTTGTTTATGAAAATTTAAAGAGTAAAATAAAATATTTCACACCATCATTTCATTCAACAACACCAGAGGGTTTAAATAGCAGATTAACTTTTCTTCAACAATGTGTTAGACCAGGAGATACAATACCAACGATAAATAAAAATAATGATTTAACCTTTAAAGATTCAAAGAATACAAGTTTTGGTATTCCTCCTGTCTTAATTTTAAGAGTTGGTGATTTTTACCATACAAAAATAATACCAGAGACATTAACTTTTACATATGAGAATTTGGATATTAATCCAGAGGGTATTGGGTTACAACCAATGATTGTTAAGGCTCAGTTATCATTTAAGTTTGTTGGTGGGCATGGATTGAATAGTGCGATTGATAGGTTGCAAAATGCGTTATCTTATAATTATTATGCGAACACAGAGGTTTATGAACAGCGTTCTGATGTGACAGACAGAAGTTTGGATAAAATGGATACTGATTTATATAACTTTTACAAAGCAAAGGACAATCCTGTTACAGATCCTGTTGTTAATCCTGTTCAATATAGAAATTTAAGTTACAAACCGATAGGTACTATTGTTGATGGTGACTCTATTAACTATAAAGATTTTTTAAGTGAATTGATAAATCAGACAAATGCATATATTGATTCAGTAAAATCATTGACCGAGGAGTTTATCCTTGAAAATAATTTTAATTTGTTAAAATATATCACATGGGATAAATATATGGTATCTTATGAGGGTGAAATAATTGAGGGCACAGAAATTAGACTTTTTGGTGTTCCTGATTTAAGTTATACAAAAGACATTGAAAATTATTTTGATGATGCTATCAGGCGCATAGATAATAATAATGATGATAATTTCATTAAAGATTTGCGAATAAAAGATAATAGAGTTTATGTTCCAGATAAAAAAACAATTAAGGTTATTAAATTAAATTATATTAATTTTATGAATAGACGAAGGGGTGAAATTTTAAATGCTTTAACTGTTTATTCTAATAATTTGATTAATATACAATTAAAATATTTACCTTTTTTAAATAAAGCAGGGTTGATTACAACAACGTATGATAGTAACGATGAATTTGCGAATGCCTATGGTTATGATGGATATATTGCTAAAAATGGGGGTATCTTTATATATAAACTAACAGGTAGTACAGATAGTATTAAAGTTGTTGTTAATAGACTTGGTGCTAAATTAAATTATTTTAACACTAAAATAATTACTGAATTTGATTATGAGAATAATCTAAAATTAGATGAAATATTTTTATATGGAGATAATCCAAAACAAAGGAGTTTGGTGTATGCGTTTTTATATGGGTTTATAAATAAACCTAATTTGTATGATGTGTTTTTTGATGACATTATGACAAAGGATTTGTTAAAAACAATAAAAACGCAACAGGATAAAGATTATCTTATTGGTATTTTCAATAGATTCTGGAAGTCTGAAATTGAAATTTTTGATAAATATAATACTGATACAGGTCAAGGAGGAAGAGATATGCTTTCGTTTTTAAGAGATAAAAATATATTTAATTACTTAACAACTCTAACTGGTAATGATTATTCAATAAAAGCTGTTAAGGTTAAAGAGGAGAATATAGATAATAATGTTGAAAAAGCTTTTAAAAATCTTGATTATGGGTCTGAAAAAATGGACAAATCAAAATGGTCTATATTTAAAAATAGTTTTATTTACGTTAAAAATAATATAGAAAGATGAATTTAAAATATTATAATAGGTATTCACAATTTACATTAAATGGTGTTCAGAAAACAGTTCCATTTGTTACTTTGCCAAGTAAGGGTTCGGATCTTGTTTTTTTTTATAAAAAGAATAAAACAAGATTGGATAAAATATCGCAACAATATTATGACACCCCCTTTTTCGGTTGGTTAATATTATTGGCAAATCCCTCTTTTGGTGGATTAGAAAATAACATATTTGATGGTGCTATGTTAAAAATACCATTCCCTTTGGATAATTCGTTGTTAGATTATAAGAACGCGGTAGAAAATTATTATTATTTTTATGGTAGGTAATCAAGGTGATATTCATGTTATATTTGACTATCAAAACGTTATATATATTGACCCCAACAAGGTAATTAATGGTAATCAAGAGGTTCTTGAAAGGGGGGTTATTGCGGAAGATTTTGTTATGTATGCAAATCTGGAAACAAAATTAATCCCTAGAACAAAATTGTTGGTAAATGGACCTACAAACAATGAAATATCTACAATAACATTAGGTAGCATCAATTTTTTAAACCCAAACAATGAGGAGTATTTAAATTCCAATTATTATAATGAGTTTACTGGGGATAAAACTTTGGAGAAAAAAGGGGTAAACCAGAAACAAACTTTTGAGGTTAACCAAAATGGTGAAACATTTACAACGGATAGTGCTATAAATTTAACAAATAATGCATTATTTGGTATAAAGAAAATAAGTGTAAAAACAAATTCATCTTTTATTCCTACGGTTAGTATTGAGATGGAAGATGTTCAAGGTCGTGCATTATTTAGCCTGGGGGATCAATCACCTTATGCAGCCTTTTTCAATTTACCATATCCACCATTTTATTTAACATTGAAAGGTTATTATGGTAAGGCGGTTAGATATGAATTATCTTTATTGAAATTTAATTCAAGATTCAATGGTTTAACTGGGGATTATTCTATTAGTTTGGAGTTCATTGGTTTTAAGTATAATGTGTTAAGTGAAATAAACATGGGTCATTTGTTGGCAACCCCACACATGTACACTAAAAAATATGAAATAACATCAGCAACCAACCAGAGCGTTAGTGCGACCAAAGATTCTGTTTTTGAAATCAACACAGAACTTGGTTATCAAAAAGTGGTTGAGGTTTATAAGGATTATAAATCAAAGGGTTTAATAAGCCAGGATTTTCCGGAATTAACATTATCTCAATTAATATATAAATTAGAGTTTTTCGAGCAGAATATATTAAATTCTTTAAACAAAATTAGTGTTGAGATATTAACTGATGGTAAAACCTATCAGAAAAATTTAAATGAATATTATAATAAAGTTAGGTCAAATCAAACATCTTGGTTTAATAAATATATTAATCAAAAACCAGTTATCTATAATGATGATACGTTTGCTTATACCTTTAAAAAAGAAGTAATTGATAATGCTGTAACTACAAATAGTGTAGAAGAAGCCATTAGTAAGTTAAAAGCCATTATAGACCAGTATAATCTAGCTTTAAAAAATAACCCCTCGTTTGGGGATAAAGGGGTTAATTATATAAAAAATAATATAACTTATGATTTTATTACTAAGACAGCGGATAACATTGATTGGGTAAAAACGTATTCTTCAAGGATTGGGGGTGTTAGTTTAACTACTGATACAAGCGTTTTACAGAATCAAATGAAAGACGTTAAAGTTTCTTATGTTAAGAATAATGTAACTATTGATGTTCCTTTATTTGATTTTTCTAAATTTATTTCAGAAATAAATAGGATTGAAACGTTTTTCTCAAAGGAGATTAGTAAAAAAGAAAGGGAATTATCTGAAACTTTGGCAAATAGGATTGCCGAAAAGGAAACTGGGATTGGTTTTATTCCCAACATTAAGAATGTCATTGCTATTATTATGGCATCAACGGAGGCTTTTTTAAGATTGCTTGATAATGTGCATGAAAATGCTTGGAATGTTCGTCAGAATGAAGATAGGCTTAGAGCGATAATAGGTGATGGGGATTTAATTGATGATAATACGAATCAAGATCCTATTGTATTTCCTTGGCCACTTGTTTCTATTAAAAATGAAAATGCGAAAGCAAACAAATATGAGTTAATATATCCTGGGGATAATCAGGTTATCACAAAGACGAAAGCATATTTATTAGAAAATTGGCCAGAGGTTGAATTTGTTGAAGAATATTTGAAAGGATTTAATAAACGATTGGATAGACCAATAAATTCAAATTTGGTGGATTCTAATGATGATATTTTATCCAAGTTTGGTTTCAATACATTTGAATATCCTTTTAATGAGTTGCCTTATAATAACGCTTTAAATTCTCAATTCTTTTATGAGTTATGGGATAGACATTTTGGTATCTCATTTAATTCAGGATACTCATTACTTTATAAATTTAGTAATGGTTCAAAACAAGTTGTGGTTGATTTTATTTCACAAAATGAAACAAAGAATATTGAAGCGAGTTTAAGTAGCAATTCTATTTTATTTTTTAGTAAGTTAAAAAACATATTAAACGCAAATCCCCTATTGAATGGTAGTAATTATGAAGATCAGTTGCTTGCTATTTCAAATAATGGGGCTAGTAATAGTTATCAAAAATATAAAGATGGATTTTACAACACAATTTATCTAAACAATATATTGAATAACGCTTCTCAATTATATAAAATAGAAACATTTAGGTTAGTTACAAATAATTTTATCAATACATTAAAAACAGATAATTTTAAGAAGATAATTAATGATACCCAACCGAGCAATGACATTAATTTCTTATATCCTTTTAATAATCCAACATGGTCAGCAGCTAATCTAACCACATTTAAACCAAACAAGTATGATACTAGTGGCACATTATTTTTCAATGCTGATAGAAATATAATAACTAATTTCAAAGAGATAGGGGATGTTATTAATAATAAACCATTTAAGTTTTTCCCAAATGATAATACAAAGAAATTAACATTTGGTAACATATATCAAAATCAATTTGGTCGTGCCATAAATACAACGTTATTAAACACCCCCATTTTTATTAATGCAATTCAACAAGGTGTTGATAATTGGAGGAATGTGAATAGCGAGGAAGCCAAGAAACCATTTATTACGGCAGCTTATCTTTTTTTAAGTTCATTACCATTATCAAATTTAACTGATTTTTTCATAAACAATAAGAATCAAAAAAATGGTTTTGTTTTTTCTAGTTTTATAAAATATTCAGCAATACATAAATTACCATTTGCCTGGATATTGAAATATGGTTCAATATGGTATCGTTATAAAAAATACATCAATGAGCAAAAAGATATTCTTGATGATGTTTGGGTTAATTTTGATTATAATGAGTTTTTCAATAATACGGAATATACGTTTAACGGAACAACAATAAAATTAATTGATGGAAAAAACATTAATTTGGGGTTTTATCCTAAATTAACAAATGATTTTAACGTATTTTTAAATGGATATGATTTATTCAAGGTATATGATAACAAGGAGTTAACTGATACTATTAATAGGGGTTTTAATGTTCTTAATACTGGTAAGTATATTCTTGATGGTTATACGGTAAATAATTGGTCATCATTAGTTCCAGTTAATATATATGATATGGCATCATATCCGGATTATTGTCCAGACCAAAAACAAGATATTAAATCCTTATTTTATATTTTGCCATCATATAACGCAATAACAACTCAAACAACTGGAATAATAAATAAGAATATTCCTGTTTTAATAGATGAAATACATAATGGTGCAATTAAGATAATTTTATCTGATGATTCTGATTCTTTTTCTTTTGATTCATTAGTCAAACCAAAGTATAATGAATATATCAATATAAAAAATGATACCAATTCATTTAGTTTAACTGGGGATTATTCAAGCATTGAAGATATATTTGCAATCTTTGATTCAGAAACATTGGATTTATTTGAAAATGAATTTATTAAATTTTCAAGGTCTATATATGATTTTGATACTACTAATAATAAAGATGAGATTAATTTATTGGGTTTAGATTATCAGGATCCAAGTACAAAATATTTAAATTTTCAATTAATGTTTAGGGAAATGATGGAAGTGCCATCAAATAGAAGTAATAAAACAGAAATTGATTATTTTAAAGAAGTTCAAAGTTTTCAAAAAACAAACATACAATCTGTTTTAAACGGCTTTTTAAGCTATGATATATTGTTTAAGTATGGGAATCCCACAAAATATAATAAGTATTATTACAACTCATTTATTGAGCATATAGGGGGTATTCCGGATATACAAATACATTTAAATTTAATCCTTATATTCAAAACACATTACCCCCACAAATAGCATTAATTAGTGTTAATCAAAATACGTTCAATACCTTACAAAAAGAGGTTGGGTTTTCAACGATTACTAATTTAGCTTACGCTGATAGTGGTTCATATATTACAGATTTCTTCATTAATAATAATATTGAGTTTAGCGTTGAGAACGCCACCAATTTATCGCATATTATAAAAATCTATGCTAATGAAAGATTAAAGAATCCAGCTTTAACAAAGCAAAACTTTTTGCAAATTTTACAAAATGAGCAGAATGTTATTAATGGTCTGGTTGAAGATTCTTTGACAGGTACATTATTTAATGTTAAATCAATAACAAATAACAAGACTATTACGGAGGTAAATACTATTAATACGGTATTAGATAGTAAGGTGTCAAAATATGATTTATATGAAACATTTAAGGCTATAAATGATAAATGGGTATCTGGAAATGATTATACAACCACCACATTATTTGAAGATGTTCTTTTTTTAGATAGGGGTGGTAGAAATATTGGTGAGTTATT